GTAAATACCATAAACAATTTAGCAAACCTTGAGGCTAGAACTAATATAGATGAAGTTCTTGAAACTAATGTTGACATAAATAATCAAATTAAGCAGCTTATGGATGAGGAAGGTTATCCTATACCGGATGGTCCAGAAAGACTTTCTTTATTTGATATTAAAGCTTTCTTTCAAAGAGAAACTGAAAGAAAGTTTACTGATTTTGATGTCTTCAGAATATTAGATGATCTTACAGATAGGTCTGGTGTTTTTAAAATTGAG